CCCGTTGTTGCAGGACTACGCGACAAACCTTGAAATCATCAGCCGCATAAAAACCACGGGTTTATTAAATCCCAAAGAGGCCCACGAACTTTATATCGAATGGCAAGCAATGCAAATGCAGGCGGGCCAGTTAACCGGCGCCGTAGGTCAGGCAATGATGCCGATTGCCCGCGAAATGATGCCGGAAATAACACGGGGTTTTTCGGATTTTGCACAACTAATCAGGGAAAATCAAAGTGCAATAAAGGAATTCGGCACCGTGGCAGGAAACGCCGTGGGCGGGCTCGCGACAATACTGGTTGAAGTTGTGTCCTTGCTCGGGAAAGTAAAAAAGGGAATAGACGATGTTGGTGCCTCCGCTGATGATTGGGAAGTCCTTAAAAAAATAAATCCTACGGGTACAGCTATTCTCCGCCCGCTTGTTGACGGTTCCGCCGCCCTTGCTGGCGGTATTGCCGGCGGTTCGCGTTTCGGCTGGAAAGGCGCGGTCGCGGGCGCGTATGGTGCAGGAAACGCCGCAGATGAATTTCTCGGCCGGCTGGGAAAATGGGCGGTCGGCGGTGACGAATTTGAGGCCATAAAAACCCGGCAACAACTCTTGAAGGAACAGGAAGAAACTTTTAAGAAATGGAACGCAGACCGTCGCAAAGAGCGCGAGGAGGAAAACCGCGGTATTGGTGAGTCTGTAAGATTGGAAAAAGAGGCCGCGCAAATTAAGGAGGATTTGCAGAAAAACCTTGCAAACGTTACAAGCGAAAAATTAAAAGAACAGCTTGAGGCCATCAAGGATAAAGTTGCGGAATCTATCCGGCAGGGCAAAACGGAGGCCGCCGCATGGTCCGACGTGGCGGACGATATTAAAAAGGCTATGAAGGACGCCGCAAAAGAGGCAAAAGAGGCGAATAAAGCCCTCGACCGTAGTATATACCGGTTATCTCATAGCGACTATGAAAACAGCCTAAAGGATATCGAATACTCCGCGGAAGATACGCTCAAAAAAGGTGCGGACCCTGCAAGGGTGACTCGTGAGGCCGAATTAAAACGGCAGAAGGTTATTGAGGACAGCGCAAGGGAAACAGCGCAATACCTTGACAGCGTTTACGAGGATTCCTTAACCCAGCGCCTCCGGCAAATCGACCGGGAGCGTAGGGCATGGATAAAAAAGGGAATGGACGAAGTTACCGCAACGCGGGCGGCCGAACAGCAGAAAAAACAGGCGGTGAATGATAGTGTAAAAAATATGTTCACCAGTCAGAAAAAATACCTTGCGTTATACCGGAACGCAATGGCAGGGAATGTCACTGCCGATGGCGGCGGTTTTTATGACTTCACCCAGTCGCAAGGCGACCGGCAGAAAAACGCCATAAAAGCAATCCAGCGGGCAATGATGGCGGAGGCCGGTGTTAGTCCGTCCGAAAGAACCAACATGGCCGAAATTATGGGTTTCCAAAAGGCCATGAAAGAGGCGAATAACTGGGGAACAGGTCTTATCTCCGATGGCAGTTCGCAAGGGCTTTCCGAGTTATCCAGCACACTTGCGCAGACCAGCGAGCAGACGATTGGGATTCTTGACCAAATAAATAGTCAGGTCCCGGAGGTCAATGCAAACCTTTCGGAAATACTGGGGGCCATTGAACAAAAGGGCCAAAACCCGCCGGAAATAAATGTTAATCCGTCGATAAATGTTAATCTCGGCGGCGCGTATGTTTTTGACAATGCAATGAAACAACGGTTAACCGACGACATCACAAATAATGTCGCAAATGCCGTAACAAGTGCAGTCAACGAGGCCACGAGCCGGATAAATACCGGTTTCGGGAACTAGGAGGGCGGCTATGAAAATCAAAATAAACAATATTGAGAGCTACCGCGCTCCGGAAAGTTTTACCGTGAACGTGGACGACCGTGTTGAAAAGGTACCGTTGATTCAGGGGAACACGGTGCAAGATTATGGCCATATCGAAAGCGGGGATTCCTTTGTGATATCCTGCCTGTTTTCGCGGGCAAATTTTAACGCGATTCTCGCGTTATGGCGGACGCGGCAGATTGTAACTTTTACAGACGAGGCCGGGGAATTATGGGAGAATTGCCGTATAGTTATTCGCTCATATAAATACGAGCCCCGGTTTCCGAATTATGTTATGCTGGATTTTGAACTTTGGAGGTGCTGAAAATGGCAAACGCATTCATCAATCTTTATATGAATAACCCCACGGCAGGCGGTACGGACGGAACGGCAATTTCTACGGACGGAACGTATACCAGCCCTCTGACGGTTTCGTTGGACGCGGCAATAAACGAAAGCAAGACGGTTAAACTGGCAGTGAGAACAGAAACCGGCTACACCACGACCGGGAGCACAACGATTTCCGATAACGGGGACACAGACGACCATTGGAAATTATGCTTGACGGAAAATGGTACGTTCACGGATAGTATTACGATTAGTAATGCTATCACAGATGTAAATACGATTTTTTACGCAAAAGCGTCAAGCGTTGACACGGAAGTTCCGTCCACGGATAGGAGCGTTTCCCTTCGAGTGGCGGCTACGATTGCGGCAGTATAACAAAAAACGGGAAAGGGGGGAACGGGGTTATGAACCTGAATCAAATTGCCTCGTGGTTGCCATTTGATAAAACAGTAACACAAGACGTCTTATTAAATAATTGGACAGCCTACGGGAACCCGGAGTTGTCGACTAATTCAAAAAACGGAAAAGCATTGCAATTAGACGGGAGCAGTTATTTAATATCCGACGATATTGAATTGGGCGGTCAGGATTTTTGTGTGAGAATGTGGGTTTATGTTGACCCGGCCTCCCCAGCAAACGCCCGTATCTGTACCATTTACGACCCGGACAATGGCTATCAACTATTGTCAATCCAAAGGGACGGAACAAGCAATAAATTAAAAATTTGGGTGAATGCGGAAACCGATGTTTCCCGGGATTACGGGTATTCTTATACCAATTCAAGTGAGGCCGTCGGGAATTGGGTGTTTGTGCAGTTCATCAAATATGGCACCTATAAGAATTTATATGTCGGTAATAATGGGGGGAACACAGTAAGCGGCCCAACACAATATAACCGGCAAAAGTTCAGGATTTCCGTCGGTGCTCTTAATAACGGAAACCAAGCACTAATCGGTTATATTGACGAGCTTATAGTTGAGGACGGAACAAATAATCGGTATAACCTTTCTGATATAACAACAGACTTTTATCAGAATATAGTTTTTTATCCTAAAACCGTCAGAAAAGTAAAAAACGCGTTGACACTTATCCGGTACGAAAACCCCGGCAGGGCTGACCTCTTAACCGTGACAGGTGGCACGACGCTCACTAATTTACCGCCGGAACAGTCCGTGACGGGGGTTGCGTTTTACCAGCCAAATCAGAAGGCCTGTTTTGGTATCCCAGCGGCTAAGGAACTTTGGATTCGGCTTGATATCTATACCACGGCGAATTACCAAAATAACGACCGTCTGAGAATTTATAGCAGTGACGGAAACGGGGTAAACGGCTGGAGCACACACGCAACAATCGCGAATAATTATATGCTATGGCATAACGGCACCCAGCAGAACGGGCCAAACTCTTTCGGGAAAAATAAATTGCGGTCATTGTTGCTCCACATGAAAAGCGGTGCCAGCAACGGCGTTATTGAGTACCGGTTTCCGGACGGCACAACAGACAGTTACACCGGCAATGTCAACAACGGTGCTAATTTTGCAAACCTCTATATCCAAATGGACGGGAGCAATATTTGGGCCAGCAATTTGATAATCTCTAACGTGGAACTGACTTTCGCAGATGGATTTAATGTGGCGCTTTTCGATACAGAAAGGCTTTTATCTAAGTCGCTGGCTCTGCCATTTGATACGGAAAGAATTGTCAACAAAACATGGAGATATGAAAATTATGGCACCGCAACATTATTGACGGTCGCCGGGAATACACTCACAAACCTGCCTATTGAAAAATCCGGGATTCGGAGTGCATTTTGGCAAAGTGGTCGCGAGGCGTGTTTCGGCATTCCGCCCGCGAAAGAATTATGGGTGAAGTGGGATTTATATTATACTGGCTCCGCGAAATGGCGTGTCTATAACCGCGAAAACGGGAACGATACTGGCGTGGCCCGGCAGAGCGACGCGACTTCGCTGGTTTGTTACATCAACGGGCCGACGATGGTCAACGTCAAGCCGGCTGGCACCATCACAAAAGCCGCCCGCAAAACCTATCTTTTACACATGGTTTCCGACGCGACAGACGGTATTATTGAATTATGGGTTGATGGTCAAAAACATTATAGCGATAATTTCCAAAGTCAAGGGCTTGTATATAAAGGCAACGTAAACAACGGCGATTATTTCACCGGCTTTTATATGCAGTCTGATAATAACACAAACCTTTTCTCAAATGTTATTATCAGCGATAGGCAGATTGGTCTTAACGAAAACACATGGAAGGAAACTGATGCCGAGCGCGTTATTCATACGTCAGTAACTCTTAATTTCGATACGGTGCGACAAATTGTTTCGCAGGAAATTCCGGTAAATAAGGACTTCGATTTATCCCGTGTAATTGTTACCTCAACGGGGGTTATTGCTGACACGGAAAGAGTGTTATCCTATGGCGGTTATTTAAACGCCGATATCGAGAGAAAACTGCAAAACGTAGTCACGGTGGATTTCGATACCCAGCGCCGATTGAAAATCCCGGTTGTCGATTATTATGACACGGAAAGGGTTATCCGGTACTCCGCGGAAATAACGGTCGACATTCAACGTGCGGTATTGAAATCCGTGGAATTTAATTGCGATATATGGCGACAGTTACCGCATAAAGTAAACGGGAACTCGGCTTTTTTGCAAAGTGTCACTATCGGCTTGCAGGAACAACAGTTAACGGACAGCCTAGCTTTTGTCATGGCTGGTGATATTGGAATTATGGAGGCCGTTAACTTTCAAGCATGGGACTATAATTTGATGGGGCGTGTCGAGCAAACCAGCAAAAGAGGTGTCCTTATATCCTGTCAATGCACTTGCGATATCGACGAAATATTATATCGTCAGATGGCGTATACAATCCCGGAGAATGCGTTTGAATGGACTTACGAATATAACGAGGCTTATAACAATTACAAGTCGGAGCACCAAGACGAGGAAATCAACAAAATGCCCTCCGCGCCGGCGAGTGCGCATATAACAGCTATCGCGCAAGCACTCGGAAAATCCGTGGTCATTCAATTTGATGATTGGATTTCCACAATGTCAACAGACGTTAAATCCGGCACGAATTACGGCGGGTTGATTGAGGAACTTTTTGGCTGGACAGCACGTTTGCCGCATATAATGATAAATTGCTATATGCGCGGAAATACAATTTACGCGGTTCAACGTGGCCACGAAAATAATATATTCTCACTGGACGACAAAAAACTTACAGTCCATACAGTTGTCAAAAAATTGGTGCGGACGACATGGGGCTCGGACCCGAATAACAATACGGAAGTAGAACCCCTTTATAAGTCATGGACCTCAGAGAATTTGACGCCGTGGCCACCGGAGGAAGAACTTGAACCGCCCGGCGGCGGTGGCGGTGGCTCTATCCACGGCGATAACGGGCTTGTGCAGGAGACGGAAGTTGTCCACGGTCAGGAACGTGTTATCACAACGTATAAATATGAGGATTTGGGTGGCGGCCAAAAGTTCTTATCAGAGGAAAAAACGGTCACGATAATTGGGGACCAGCGTGTGGACGAGGTAACTACTTATCACAAGCCGGTCAGCTACGGTCAGACGCAAGTTTATTCTACGGACGAGGAAGGCGTTTTAGGAACTACGGTATCGCCTACAAACTTCGACGACCGTATATCCCCGTATCAATATCAGCAGATGTCGTCGGGCGGTTATAGCGCCGCATTTGCCGGCGGTGCATACGACGAATACGGGAACTATTATACGGCGGTTTACGACGGGGCGGGAAACCGCTATTTAGTTACTGGCCATACGGGACACAAGGAACAAATAGGACAGCGGACGCGGCTGAATGCGTATGCGCTTTTAGATACGTCCTTCCCAGTAGACGGGTATGATAAGTTATCGTATCTTACGGAACAAATAAAATGGCTCGACCGTAGAACGGAGGAATCCGTTACTTTAGAACTTTATGATTGCCCGCATTTGGTTGATTTCAACGATAGAATTATTTGGCATGGGAACACGTATTTTTTGCGGTCAAATACCGCAACAAGAACGGAAACCATTGTGAATCGGCAAACCCTTGAATTCGTGAGGTGGTATTGATGGTTGATTTAAGAAATATGAAACAGGCGGTCAGCAATATGGTGACAAGTGCCATCTACGTCACAACGCAAAATCAAAAAGTGAAACGCGGTGTCGTCAGCGGCGGAAATGTGGTTATTGGGAATCGCGTTTTGCCATACACCGCGGCCGTGGATATTTATTTCGCGGACGGGGATTCCGTGTGGTGCCTCATTTCGGACGGCGGTAGAATGGCGGTGGTCGTCGGTGTCTAAAATCAATGTACCAAATGCAATCCGCTATCTTTATCCCGCCACCGTTGAAAGCGTCGGCCTCGGCACCGTTACGGCGGGCGGCCGGGTATTGCGGACGATTGGGAATGTGCAGGTTAGACCGGGGGACCGGATTTGGACAGATGGGCGGGTGGCTTATGGCCATACACCGCCACGGGAGCAGGTTAACCCGCCCGCCGCTTTTTCCGGGGTTCCGTTCATTGGCCTGCCGTGGGGGGCGGATAAATGGTATCAGGGGTATTATACGGACCGCGCTATTCGAAAGCCTAAACATATCGGGCCAATGACAACAAGTTCTTTTTTAGTAAATAACGGCCGTAGATTATATCTTGAAAAGCCAGCGCCGGGCCGGGCGGTGGTAGATGCCGAAATTCTATCTGACGACAAGGGAACCCCGATTGGATATTCTATTGCAACGGTACCGGAAGGGGAGCAAATTTGTAGCGCAAATAATAGCGAAATTCTTATCGAAAATAGCCTCGGCACCCGGTCCGAAACTATTGCAATTAAGGACAACATTTTCGTCAATGCGGCGATTAGTGATTTTGTGAAAATAGCTGGCGTAGGAGATTATAAATTCGGTGGCCTGTTTTCGTCGCAATACCTGTATTTTCGATTTACAGATGAAAAAGGGAATTGGGAGTTGTTGGTAGGGGTTTTGGTGCGGGGGTTGCGTATTCATCATACTGACCTACCGCAGTCCGCAGGGCGGCCGCTATTCCACACATACTCTACTCTTAGCCGGAGTATACTCAGTCGAGAACCGTTTATCGGTGCAACAGATATCGTCTACTGCTCTGAAACAGTCACATACAATAGCGAGCGAACAGGGCAGGAGGAACCCAGCGGCTCAACAGAGTATTGGGAGGGAGTGGGGCAACTTTTCGCCGCGGTGAAATTAGATTCCTCCGGCCGGGCCACCGTAGTCCATAGGAATTACTATAAAGGTACAGGGATTCATTACGCGATAGCTGGTTGGGAGTCGGAAGTTATACCTCACGACACGTCAGAGGAGGCCGATATTTTTACTGGTCCGGGGAGCGCGCGGAGGGCAGGAGAACCATTTGACGAATATTTTAACAGCACGTCCAGCAAGGGCGGTTCTTATTCGTATTTTGTAAAGTATGCAACACTAAGGGACGACGAGGATATTACAGGCGCCCCGCAGGTGGGGTTCGCAGATGGTCTTACCGGGCTGACGACAAGAACGTTTTACAATGCTATTTCACAAACTACATACTTTCCAAGCATAAACGAGTTGAATGACTTATCTACGGCTCTGCCGGACGGGTTTTCCGCTACGCTAAAATCACAGAATCTTACTTATTACGGTGCTCTTAGTATTAAGCAAGGCCCCAATAGAGTGATTGATGATTATAAGTGGTACGGAGAATGTCGGCTGGACCCGCAATACGGTCTAGTCCATGGCGGCGGGGAGCTTTTGTACTGGGTTTTTCCTCATGTTAGTTGTTATAAGTTCCCCAATTCTCCAAACACACTAGCGGCGGATTTTGGGGACAGATTGCTTATGTGTCAAAATGGCCAGTACGATTATTTAGATACGCAGGTTGCCAACACAAGACTCCGGCGAATGCGCAGAATAGTGAGAACCCCGGTTTCAAGGCCGGGCTGAAATACAAATAATTCAAATTAGGGGGCGATTGTTTTGGACGTGCAAAACTTAATCCGGTTTTTCATGCCATCAACTTTTGAAGTTAAACTAGGGGGGACGACCGGCGTATTGGGATTTGTTGGTACCTGTCTTTTCGGTACATGGAACAGCGTTTTGGAGTGTTTGGTTTTTGCGATGGTAATAGATTATATCACCGGCCTCGCGGCGGCGTATTTTAACCCGTTGTTAAAACTGGACAGCCGAATCGGTTTCCGCGGTATTATCAAAAAGGTTTTTATTATTGCGATTGTGGCGTTTACGCACAAACTGGACGCCGCCCTTCAAGCTCAATTAGTATGCACAATGACGACGTGGTTTTTTATTGGGATTGAAGGTTTGTCCATTGTGGAGAACGCGGCAAATATTGGAATTCCTATGCCTCAAAAGCTCGTTGACACGCTCAAACAGGTAAAGGGGGGTAATTCCAATGGAACTAAAAAATCTAAGAGAGCTTAACTTAAAACAACAACTTTTATTCTGCGAAAGTTATCTCCCGGACGCGTGGGAATACTTAAATGATACCGTGGTTAAGCTACCGCAATATAATGATGATGACGAATTGGTGACAAAGGAGGACGATTATAATGATAAAGGGTGTTGACGTATCAGAAAATAATGGTGTTGTGGACTGGCAGGCGGTGGCGGGTGCTGGCCAGCGTTTCGCCATTGTGCGGAGTAGTTATGGCCGGTATAGTAAAGACGAGGATTTCTTGCAGAACGTAGATGGCGCCCATTCCGCGGGCCTGTCTTGTGGAGCCTACCATTACAGCTACGCATTGACCCCGGAGCAGGCCCGGCAGGAGGCCCGGAACTGCAAACAGGTGATTGACGAGGCCGGTGTCCTGCTTGAACTGCCGGTATTTTTCGACATGGAGGACGCGGACGGGTACAAGCGCGAACACGGGTTCGACTTTTCTGCGGAGAACGTGACCGCCATTTGCAGGGCGTTTCTTGACGAGATAGCGCCGCTAGATTGTGGGGTGTATGCGTCCTTGTCGTGGTTTGAGGACCGGATTGACTGGCGGGCGCTGGGGTGCGCTGTATGGAATGCACAATGGGGCCAGCAGGACGATATTCAGGGGTATATGTGGCAATACACGGACAGCCTCGATATCGGCGGGCGGACCTTCGACGGTAATGTGCTATACTTAGATATCTAATTCAGGGTTGCATAAAATACGGGGGCCGGGCGGCCCCCTTTTTTTGTTGCAAAAAAATCACTTAAAAAGTTAAAAATCGTATTGCAGTTATAACGTTAAAAGTGTATAATAAGGGCAACGACAAAGATAAACCCGCTGGCAAGGTGCCAGCCATTCACACAATACGCCCTCGCTGGCAAGGTGCCAGCCATTCACACAGAGCCGCGTTAACCAGTATTTTGAAAGGTGGTTGTTACCATGTATGAAACCTCGCTTGACAGGCTCAAGCAGACCGCAGAAAAAATGATGGGTAGCAAGTTTTATGAACGGCTGAATTTAGCGCTCGAAGAAGTTGCGCTAGGGTGCTCCGGGGACCCGGTGTTTCAACAGCAAGTTGAAAAGGCCGAGGCCCTTGCAGGGCGCCGGGTGCTGGCGGTGGTGCTAACAGCCAAAGAGCACAATATCTATATATACCCAAAAATCCACGCATCCGATGACATGACCGCGTTAGAGCAGGCGGATATCTACCATGAGGCTTTTCAAAATGGCCAGTTTGTATCGTCAGGTGTAGTGTATGATGTTAACGTTGACACCTTCATGTTGATGCTGTATTACGCAATCAAGCCCGGCGAAACCCCGCTTGATGATTGGGAAATATTTTTTACCTGCAACGACCTGATAAAAAGTTAACCGGCAGGCGGGCGGGGGTGTAAAAACCCCTGCCGGCAGGGTGCCAGCCATTCACACAACGGGAAGTCAACTAACGTATAGGAGGGGTTAATATGTTATACCAAAAGTTATTTGAGAGCGAGCAGTTCAAAAAGGCAGTTCAGCTAACAACACAAGCCGCAGAAGAATGTCGAAAGGTGGTTATTAAAACTCGTGAACGCCGGTACACTTTAGAACCGGATGCTTGTTACTGGACAGATATTACCTACGGGAAAAATACCGTAGTTCACACCCAAATGCCATTATTAGGCGCTGTCACAACGGTATTTTGTTTTTTCCAGCCCGAGGAATTGGGTAAGCTCGAAATCAATATTGTGTAATAAGCCGAAACAGCCCTTCGGGGCTGTCCGGGGGAAGGTGGTTGCTCCCCCGCCGATGATGGCAGACCGAACCCGCTGGCAGGGTGCCAGCCATTCACACAGAGCCGCGTTAAACAACATTTCGAAAGGAGAATTATTATGCGTCAACTTATCGAGGACTCCCGCAAGGAACTGGACTTTTTGGCAGAGTACCACTCCGCCGGCACGGAGGGCCAGCGCGTGGAGATTAGAGAACGTCACGAAAAATTTATTGAAGGCATTAAGGCAAAGGGCCATTATTACCGGTATTTCAAAAAGCTGGTAGAGGCCGCGAAGTGCGGGAACTGGGTTATCGACTTCAACGAAACCATTTGGGACAACGAAGTTCCCGGCATTGTGGCTGACTTGCAGGCATACGGGATTCAGGAATTTACCATATCTTCAACAAGCTCCCGGACGGTAGACTTGTGCTGGTTATTTCAGAAAAACGGGTGTCCGCTTGTTGGGTTGACGAGGATTTACGCAAGGTGGAAAAGCCTTGACTCGGACGAATACGAAAAAATACCGGCTTTTAAGTTTCAAGTGCGTTAAGGTGTAACAAAGGGGGGAAAGGTTATGAGCAAGAAATTTTGGAAAGAAACATTGGACGAAACCGCGGTTATTATCAACGGCCGGTGTTACCATATCGGTGACGAGGATTCAAAAAGTTATTTCCGCGGGTTCGGCGGCGCCCTGTTTATTATCGAATTTTTCGATGGGCGCGTGGTGCGGACGACGAACTTATGGGAAAACGGGGTTATCCCGCCGCGGTACCGGGTGCCGGATAATGCGCGGTTCAGGAAATTAGAGTACCCAAGCCGCTATCAAGACATCCGCGACATAGGGGACCGCTGGGAACCCCAGCCGGACAAGGAGGACGAGGAACGTATATCCCGGGAATGCGAGGAAGGCAAGAGGCCATACTGGATGAAAGACGAGCCGGTGCCATTTGAATAAAAAAGGCTTTTGGGTTTTGCGGGGGTGTAAAAGCCCCCGGATTTTTTTTGAGAAAAAAATCACTTAAAAAGTTAAAAATCGTATTGCACTTATAACGTTAAAAGTGTATAATATAGACAATAAAACAGATAAACCCGCTGGCAGGGTGCCAGCCATTCACACAGATTCGCGTTAACCAGTATTTTGAAAGGTGGTAAATATTATGGAATATGTAAGAATTGAAACCTTGCGCGAGGCATACGCACCGAACGACGAGCGCATTTGCGGCCCGCATGGTACCCTCACAGCCGGGGAATTAAGGGAACTCTTAGAGGATTATCCGGACGATATGCCGGTGGTGTTATCATTCGATAACGGCTACACTTTCGGCGGGATAAGCAGAGACGCCATATCCGAGGATAGCTACGGGGACGACGAGTATTAAGGGGGTAATTAAAATGAAGAAAAAAACAATTTGGGCATACCTTGACGGCAAGAAACTAGTTGACGTCGTACAGGCCGCACTTGATAACAATGTGATGGTATCCGAAATGAAGAAAATCCTCATCAAAGAAAATCCCGGTCATGAAGTTACCTTCAAGGTTCAGTAAGGAGGGAAAGAAAATGGCATACGTAAGAAAAACTCACGATGAGTACGAAATCGAATGTTTCTACACCGAATCGGGAAGTTGGGAATACGTTTTGACAGCAGAAAATCACAGAAATGCACGGGATATACTCAAAGATTATCGTAACAATGACCCGCACCCATACAGAATCAAAAAACGCCGTGTTCCGAACAACTAAGCCGAAACCTCCCTTCGGGGAGGTCGTGGAAAGGATAGCAACCTACCACCTGACGATGGCAAGCTATAAGCCAGCCGGTTCACGAAACCGGCCGCCCACACGATAAACCCGCTGGCAGGGTGCCAGCCATTCACACAGAGCCGCGTTAACCAGTATTTTGAAAGGTGGTATTATGGATAAGTTAAAAAAAATGATAATCGGTGCAGAAATTGACGTGAAACAAAATAGAAATAATTTGCAAGCATCAATTAAAAAGCTCATTAAGTTATTACAAGAACAAGATATTACAGACCGAGCATATTATCAATCGTATATAGCACAAGTTGAAGATATTAGAAGATTAGTGGACAGAGTTATTGTAGCTGAGGCGGTACACAAGGCGTTGACCACACGATAAACCCGCTGGCAGGGTGCCAGCCATTCACACAGAGCCGCGTTAACCAGTATTTCGAAAGGTGGTAATAAATGAAAATGTCATGGGCGGAGGC